ACAAATACAACAACAAAATTTAAGGGAGTTAGCAAGATTAACTTTCTTAAATCTTATGAGTGTCAATGGAGTTATGGCAAAGACAATCATAAGAAACTATAAACAAAAACAAGAAAGGAAAAGCTATGAAAACATACGATATAACAATTCAGTATGATGTTCAAAAAAGATATTATGTAAGAGCATCATCTGAACAAGCCGCAAGAAATAAATTAGATAGTTATGATAGATGGGAAAAAGATATAGAAACTTCTCAATCTATGGAAGATTGGGAGTACAAAGATACTCTCTAATTAATAATTATAAACAAAAACAAGAAAGGAAAAACAATGTACATAGACAAATACAAAGTACAAATCAAAGGTGATAAGTACCACCATAAAACTGATAAAAGAATGAAAGATCAAGTGTTGGCTACTTATGAATGTGATGATGGTATGAACATTAAAAAGCTAATGAATGTTATTCAAGAATTAGCTGAGTGCCATGAAGCACATCACAAAATAAATTTTGATATTACTTTAAATCAATATTCAGAAAACTAATCTTTTTATTAATTAGGAGGATAAGGGGTAGTTAGAAAGAAAGGTATGAAATACTACCCCTTATATGATTTCTATATAGAGTGTTATAACCTTATCTCTTATACTTTATCTTGATTTCGTTCACAATATCTTTCTCAAACTTATTATTTTTTTCCACACTTTTCCAATATTCAGCGACACACATTTCAATATCTTTTTCGGAGGCATTACAATTATTGAGATAATGTAATAAGTCAATCAAGGGGGGGTGCTTAACCTGATTGATACGATTTCTATCTATGGCTCTTTTGTATTGAAAATTAGAATTCTTTCTAATTTTACTTAACTCATACTTTATAGTTTCAATTGGAACATATTTCTTATTCATACTTACTAACTAGTTATATCTATATAATATATCTTTATATCGGTACATTTCATGTACCCCTATAGGTACATCAAATGCTTATTTGATTAATTTTATCCCCTTTTTTTCCACAAACTTTTTCCTCACTTTATCCACATATATTTGCTTGTGCTTTTTAGACATAAACTTTCGCAGCTTAAAATTATTATTTAAAATAGATTGAAAGTTATCATCACCCCTGAAATAATATTTATTGGTTTTATTTTTACCTCTATTTTCCCATGTAATATAGCCAAATAATTGTAGTCTGTCCAAGTGCCTAACTAATGTTCTTTTGTCTTTTAAGCCCATCTTTTTTAAAAGATAAGCATGACTAGGCACACACCCTCTTTTCGCAGTCCTGAGCCTTGTGAGGAGGATATAGAGCATCTTTTCATGAGAGGTAAGAACTTCATTATCCAATAAAGAATGGGGTACTTTTAAAAATGGCTCACTTTTCATCAAACACTATCTTTGCATTAAAACTAAATGATATTCTTTCATCTGTTTCGTTTGAATGGAATGGATATACTGCATGACGCAAAGAAGCAGGAAATATATAAAAGTCAGCTAATTTTGGTTGTAATAAATAGTTAGCATTTGTGAACATATCCTCTGTACCCTCCATAAATTCAATATATCCTCCAACTGAATGATGAGGTTTGGTGTGTTTATATTCACTCATAGATTGTGGTAGCTTTATATATCCAACAGTAGAAATATCAGGTGAAACAAATTTATCTTCAAAATGTGTATGGGTGTGGCATGGGTTAAAATCCCCTGACTTTTGTATGTTGTGCCATGCTGAAGTAATAATAATTTGTTTTACCTTTTTATGTTTATAATGTGATGTAGCATAGTGAACAATTAATGTGTCAAAATATTTCTGTTTCCATTCTAACATAGTGTCATGGCTGATTAGTAATTCTTTATATAAATTACCAGCCAATTTGTGTCCGAATTTATGTTGTTCAACTAATTGTGGATCTTGTCTAATCTTTGTTAGATCATTATAAAAATCTTTTAATAAATCATCAGGTAATTCTGATTTTAAAATTGTTGAGCCAAAAGGTTTTAGCAAAGCACATTTAACATCACTCATTTTTAAACTCCTCTAATGGTTTTAATTTATTTAATGGTATCTTCCAAAAATGAGGTCTATCAGGAATATTCTGATTTGTCCAAATGCCATATTTCTGACAATCTTTGGCTTGAATGTAGCCACAAACATAGAAAGTAGGCATATCATCTATCACTAAAAAATAATAATCTTCAGGTTGAAAGTTAGGTCTAATGGTTAAATACTTTTCAACCTTTGTGTGTAATTGAGATTTTACTTGAACTGGTTTCTTGTTTATGAAAATATCTTTACCATGATAATTATTCACAGAATGAGTGAAGTAATTAGAAAATTTTTTGGCAAGAGCCATTTCACATAGCGAACCTGAAATGGTTTGACCCCACTTATTATATTGATTAGACTTATATCCATGACCCCACTTGATATTACTTCTCATGCTTTCTACCTCTCTTAAAACACCAGTTGTTGCACCTTGTAATATCTCATACCACTTTAAATTAACTGATGGAAAATCCATATATTTTGGACATACATTATTTAAAAATAAATGCAAATTAATTATTGACTTATTTGTAAATAATCTGTAAATAACCAAATCAGATGAAAGAAAGATTTACAGATACAGCTTGGACAGAGGGTGATTTTAATAAGGCAACAACATCACCAAGTCAAACAGCTTTACAAAATTCTATTTGGTTTATTAAATATCATCTATCACCACATTTAAATTTTAAACCTGAAAGACCATCAATTAGTTTTGAAGCAGGTAAATTTATTCATGAATGGTTTCAACAAATATTAGTAGGTCAGGCAAAGATTGAAGATGTAGAATTACATTTTAAAACTTTTATAAATAACTTTGACTTTGGTGAAAGGAATAACATTAAAGCACAATTTATATTAAAAAATATAAAAGGTTATGTTGAAAGGCATTTAATGTGTATTGATGAATTGTCAGATAATTTTTCAGGGTGGAAAGTAGAAGAACCTTTGTCTGATTGGTATGATAATAAATACATGGGTCAAACATTAAACATAGCAACAGAGGGTTATATTGATTGTGTTAATCATAATGAAAAAAAAATTACAGAACATAAAAATAGATTTGGTAGTGTCAGAAACTCCCCACTAAAAATTAATAGAAAAGATAGCAATGTAAATAGAATAGGGGATTGGGTGTATTCTAAATCGCAGCCAATAAAACAACCTCAATTTACCCATTGCATTCAAATTTCAGTATATTCAAAACATTATAACTACGAATACAAACCTTATTTAGTTTATGTATCAGATGGTGGTAGCATAACCTTTACACCTGATAATTGTTGGGAGCTAACCCCTGATGGACTTCAATATTTTTTTAGAAAATTCATACAAATAAACATAAAAAGACAAGAACTATTGAGAGCAGCCAATGGCAGTATAAAAAAATTGGCTTGTTTAATTGATGTGGATTGGTCTGAAATTAGAAACTTTAAATCTAACTTCATGCTAGAAAACTATGATGAGGAAGATATGCAAAGGTTGGAGAACTTTTATGAAAAACTATGAACAACATTTTACAAACGAAATAGAAAAATTAAAAGAAGAAATTAAAAAACTCAAAAACAAAGATAATGATGTCATAAAAAATACATTATGGTGTAATTGTAATCATAGCAATAAAACTCATGACCTTAATCATTGCACATGGTGTGGTGGAAAACATCAATTTGATTATGAATATAAACATAGGTAGAAAATATGTCAGATAAATTAATGCAAACACTTGCTAAACTACAAACAGATAACAGAAAACTAAAACAAGAATTAAAAATAAAAGATCAAAAACTTCTTGAAAGAGATGAAACAATGAAGATTGCCAATGAAGAATATCAAAAGTCTTTGGCTAAATTAAAAGATGATTTGGCTTTCAAAGATAGAGTTTTAAAATCATCAATAAAAAAGAAAGGTAAAAAATGAAGATTGATCCTATTGTAAAAGATATTTTAAATGAATTAAAATTTAATCCTGCTGAATGCTTATGGGAAAAACATGGTGCTACTTGTATGAAGCATAGATACATAGAAATAGCAGGACAAAACAAAGGTGTAGTCATTAATAGTTTAGATGAGGTTGAGAAAAATTCAGCAGAGGGTGTGGTTGCCATCAAATGTACTGCTAGTCTTGGCAAATCAAAAGTTATAACTTATGGCGAAGCCACACCAAAGAATAATAAAAATAGTTATCCTTATGCAATGGCAGAAAAAAGAGCAGTAGATAGAGCTATATTAAAATTGATTGGCATACATGGTTTTGTTTATTCAGATGATGAAGTTAATGAACCAATGTTAATTGAAACAACACATCCTGTTCCCAAACTACACATTGCAAGTAATCAAGAAAAAATTGATGACATTTACATTGCAACAAAATTAGAAGTAATTGAAAACAATAAAGATAAAAAAAATTCTACTGCCTTGAGAAGTAATTTAGAGAACCTCAAGACTAGAATATACAAAGCAAACAAATGGGATAGTTTTGTTAAATCAAATTTATACAAAAAATATTTCACTTTGCAAAACAAACACAAACCAAAAAGGAGTTAAACATGGCTGGAAATTTTGAGCTTAAAGAGGGTGAAGGTTATCTAAACAGAGATAACGAAAATCCTGAAAAATTCTGGGGTTCATATAAAGTCAGTAAAGATATGAAAAAAGGTGAAACCATAAATCTTACTGAATGGATAAATACCAAACCAGATGGAAAAGTTGTTCACAAATTACAAGAAAGAAAACCTAAAGCAATGTAGCTTGTAATAAATGGGGTGGTAGTTTTTTTTAGCTCCCTTGATCAGTTAGTTATTCTACCACTCCTTTTAATTATGGAATTAATTATATTAGATGATGGCTTGTACCAACTTATACCAATTACAAAAAAAATGATTGAGGGTATAGAATTATTTGATGAGATTAATTGCTTGGACTTATGTGAACTATTAAGACTTAAATTAACTGGATATGTAGATACTTTAAATTTACACATGATGAATGATGGTACTGGTGCAATGGTCGGATGTATGTGTAGATAGTGAAAGGAATAATATGAATGACGATAATATAAAATGGATTGATATTGGCGAAAAGATGGTCAAGCAAATGTTAGAAAAGAAACAAAAAGAATATGGTAGCTTTGATAACAACGCATACATCATGGCTAATTTTTTACAATCAGCATTGGAAATAATAAATGGATATAAGGTTAAAGTACCTATTACAATTATACCACAACTAATGATTGTATTAAAACTAACAAGAACTATTGACGATAATTCAGGAAAAGATATATACAAAATAGATACTCATAAAGATATTGCAGGGTATAACGATCTGTTAAAAGAAATGTTATTAAAGATGAGAAGCAAGGAGAACAATGACTAAAGTATTTTATAGTCCTAGAATCAAAGAAATCATTGATTTTATGGCTGTTTATTATGATGAGCATGAATGTTTTCCAAAGTTAGATGAGATAGGTAAAGCACTTAATCTGACAAAACAAAGGGTAGGTATTTTATTAAAGAATGCTGAAAAGTTAAAGTTAATAAAATCAGAGGATGTGTTTATGAGAAAGTATATGTTGACTAAACAACCTAAAATAAGTAAATTAAAAGTCAATAATTACTATGAGTTGTAAAAAAATATATTATTATGAAATAACAGCAACTCTGGAGGAGAAATTTGACTCTGTTGAGAAAGCAACAAGTCAAAAGGATGCTAGTGATAACGCAGTTATCAAAGAGATAACAAGCAAAAATCTTCAGCATTCTATAATTAAAAAGGAGGATAGGGATGAACCTAACCAATGAACTTCCTAGATTGTATGGGAAGCTACAAAAGTGCCATAACAATATCATGGCTACGATTGATGGCAGACTATGTGTTGATACAATTCAGGATTATGTTGAGTACAGACAATTAGTAAGAAGAATTGTTCAGGCTCAAAACAAAGAAGCAAAAGTTATTTACGAAAGATAAATAACTAATAACAAAAATGACAAGAAAGGAAGGCTATCTATGTCTGCAAAAAAGAAAGACCCCAATAAACTAAAACTTGATAAGCATATTGGTATTAAATTAAGAAACAAAAGAGTAGAGAGAAAACTAAATCAAACAAAAGTTGCTGATGTTTTAATGGTTACATTTCAACAAATACAAAAGTTTGAAAAGGGTAGTAATGGTTTAAGTGCTTTCTATCTTGGTAAGTTGGCTAAATTTTTTAAAGTACCAGTATCATATTTCTTTGATGGATTTAGTTATGAAACATTTGAAAGTAGTATTACTTATCATGACAGATTTCCAGAGATACACAGAGGTAATCAAGTCAAGAATGAAAATTTATATCCTAATCCAAATACATACACACCATTAGGAAATAAAATGAAAGATGTTTTCTTGATTGAAGAAACAATAAAAAAAGAAGATATAATTTAACACTATGTCATTGGGTCAATTAAATAAAAAATTTGATTGGCTCAATGATTTAACAATCAGAGATAAAGATACATCAAGATTAGATGAACTAGCCAATCTTTATAATAAAACTAAAGATAAAAAATATTATACAGAGTGGTTTGAATTAGTAGAAAAAATTACTAAAAAAATATATAGTTAGTATTGATTATGTCTTGGGTCTTTTTGTTGTTTAATTTCGTTTTCCAAAGTTTTATCTTGTTTTCTATTATCGTCATCTTCTTTCATACATTGATAGTGTGCATGACCAGATTTATAAAAACTTACAAAGCTGTCTGTATTTAATATTTCTTTAAAACAATATTTACAATTTCCAACTAATATTTCTATAATTTTTTTTTTATTCCAAGTCTTTCTATGTTTTGGCATAGTTAGGTCTTTTGCCTTTTCTTGGTTTTCTTTCTGCTTGTTTCTTTCTTCTTACAGCAGCAGACAATTCACTTTTAGTCATTGATCTTACTTTTGCTATTGGCAAACACTTTGGATAATTTTTTCTTTTCTCACCTTTTGATCTACCACATGGAGGGTAAGATCCATCTGATCTTCTATTGGCTACATCAACCCATTTCTGTTGTGTCCACTTTCTTAAACTCATCTTTTTCTTTTAGTTTTTTTTCTTCCTACTTTGCCTTTGCAATATTTACTTGCCCACATATTAGCATAAGCACTAGGATAAACTTTAAATTTTCTCTTGGCAGCAGCTTTACCTTCAGGACATAATTTAGCCATTGTCTAACTCCTTTACTATTTTTAATTTTTCTTCTGCGTTAGCAATATTTTCTACTAACTTATCTACTTCATTAATATGTTGTGGGTGTTCACCAATACCAACACTATTATTAAAGTATATTTTAATTGTTGCTTCAGCTTCACAAATTTGAGCTTCATATCTTTTCTCTAATGCTTTTAAGATATTTTGCTTCATGCACTATGTTTTTTTTGTACCATAAATT